CCTCCCCAGCCTCGCGCGTTGCCGTGCCCCCAAGAGGCACCAGGCCACCCCCAACGGGAGCGGTCCCGAGCGGGTCGGAGCAGCCGGCGGCTATTAGTCAGCCCAACGCCGAGGCCAATCTGTCTCCGGAGGTGCGGGAGGCTATCGCCCGGGCCAGGCATGCAGTTGAAACGGCCACGGCGCGGCTACAGGCCCTGTCCGGTAAAGATCGAGACCGGCAGGCCTCGCCAACACGCGGCCAGGTTCTGCGCCCGGGCGGTAATCGCCCGTCAGACCTGGAACCCATCATCGAAGGCGCTAACGATGAGGCTGCCAGGGAAGTGCAACAGGAGTGGGGCCGGACCGAGCGGGTAGGGCGGCCACCAGTTTCCGGTGGGGATTCTTCTCCAGAGGAGCCTGGTGAGCCCGCTCGCGACAACTTGGTCGTGGAGAGTATGGCTCAGGACGCGATGGGCGCCCGCGATCCAGGCCCCGACCTGCCCGCCGACGCGGCGGAAAACTGATCTGGAGGGCCGGTAACCTGCTGGGTGCCCGCCGGCGCCTCCAACTGGCTAATCGTTTTTTGGCTGAGGGGCAGCTTTATCGCCAAGCCGAAAACGAAGAACACGTGACCTTGCAGCTGCTTGCAGAGATAACAGGTGCAGGGGCGTCTTTTAAATTTAGCCATCAGGGCCCCAACCCCGAGCTAGACGTGACGCTTTCTTTTGCCATCGCCAGGCGTCGCTTCGCTCTTGACGAGCCGCCGACCACAGGACCGCAAGCCTTAGTCAGATGGATTTTCCTCGAGCCGTGCCCATGCGAAGTCTGGCTACACCTTAATGCCGCCCTAGAGTGGCATTCCCGCTTCGAACCCTTCTGGGAGGAAGTTCCGTCTCTATTGGTGCGAGATCCTGCGCAGCTGGCCGTGCCACCTTCTAGCCAAAATTTGAACAGGGAAGAGGTGCAAGCACTGCAGGCGCTACACCCACCCGTAGCCGGGCGGGCTGGGGGCAAAGTACACCTTAGAATTGACGACGTGCTTCACCGTGGGGTACCCAGCGCGACGGGACGGCAGTTGGCCCGCTTGCTTAGCCGAATTGACAATGGATGGGAGGAGGTGGCGGTCATAGGTCTAGTCCTCCTGGACCAGTTCTCCCCGCCGGCAGGGCGTATCCAGCAGTGGTTACTCCAGCACCCGGACGCGTTGGCTCTACCACTCAAGCGTTGGGTCAAGTTTTGCCAGGTATGGCACAACTGCATTAGGATGACAGCTACATTCCCGGCGCTCCTTGACCCATGCCACGTAGTGCCAGACGTAGTCGGGTATGAAGGCGCGCGGATGCTGTACGGGCTGGAGACAACAGTAGGCAGAAGTACGCAGTTGGGGGGGTACGCGCCAGTGGAGGAAATCCGGATGCGCCTGGCGGACCCTAGCCTGCGGCGGATACCGCGCATTGCAGGCGGGATTGGAACCTGGTCGAGCGAAGCGTCGTACGACCAGGCCCTGAGGCGGGCAACTCAGGAAGCACTAGATGCGAGCCTAGACGACACCATCGAGCTAACGACCTTCACGGATTGGTATGCGGCCCGGATGTTCTGGGCAGCCAGCGGGGGCGCACCCGGAGCAACTGTCACTTGGGACCCGTCGGAGAAGGCCGAGCGGCTGAGTAAACGAGGGGCACTTCTGCTTATCCCTGAAAGCCATATACGGCAGATCCTTAAGCGGTATGCCGGGGCGGTGCTCTGGTCTAAGTTCACCAAAGTACGAAAACGCCAAACACCGCGTTATCTGGAACACAGCCGTTGAGCACTACGTCATCCAAGCCTACGTTATGGACATGCTCGAGGGCGGGTTTCGGAGTGGGACTTGGAACAATTCAGCCAACAACTTACATGATAACTTAGGGGCCAATATACGTCGGCTCTGCCGTCTCAGAGGCAACGTCGGGCTGATGTGGGACTATAGTGACTTCAATATCAACCATACCCACAAAGCCATGCTATCGTTATACGATGCAGGACTCTCTGCCATACAGAGTCGGGGGCGATCGCGCCATGGCGAGAGTTACCGTCATGAGTGCATTCGGGATGCCCAAGCATGCTACCGGTGGCTAGCCGAGTCTAGAGTTCGGACAGTCCTTGAGGACACCGAATCCGGTCTGATCGCTTTGGCGATGCGGTCGATGCAGTCTGGCGAACGAATGACGAGTTTTCAAAACACGACGCTGAACCGGGCGTACACTATCGTGCACGGCTGGTGGACGCGCGCGCACCTAGGGCGTGTGCTGATACTGGGTGAATCATACCATCAAGGTGATGACATCTATGCCCTAGCCAAGAACGTGTGCGACGGGGTACTAGCCTGCATCGTGTACAACCTTTTAGGGTACGCTGGAGCGGCCCACAAGGTGCTATGCGATTATCGAGGCCGGGCAGAGTTTCTAAGACTACACTACGACCTGCAGGAGGTGCGGATAGCCGGGTACCCCATCCGCGGGGGGATGGGCCTGGTGAACGGAGAGTTCTTCCGAGATAGTGCTTCCGATCCAGTTGCACGGGCCGGCAGCTTCATCGATCAGTTCAATAAAGTCCAACGCCGGGGCGGGAGAGTTTCCCCCCGCGTGCTGGATCTGCTCCTAGACAAGAAGGCTAGCTTAGCATACCGCGACACAGACGGGCAAACCCGACATGTGAGAGCGAAAGTCGAACTTCTTATGGCCCCACGGCAATTTGGCGGGTACGGGTTGTCGACCAGCCAACCAACAGGTGGAGCTGTCACAGGCCTCAGCGAAGTGATACTCACCCTGCCCGAAGGCGGCGAGGCGGCCGGGCACTTATCGATCCCCTTAGCTAGCCGCTCGGTGCACGCAGTTATCCCTAGCGGGGAAGGGAAAACAACGTTGGCCAGGCGGTATCCCGGGCTATTCCTCGACCACGACGACCTTGTCGTTGGCCGGGTGCATGATACGTTGGTCGCCACTGCGCAGCGGTCGGGCAAGTGGGACCTAGTCACCGCATATCATCGCAGGATTGCTGAGGAGGCACGCGCCAAGGGTGACTACCGCACTCTGCTCACGTGGGGGCCAGAACAAGCTGACGCAGCCTCTACCTTTATCGGGGTGTATATGCTCACAGAGGGCACTCACATGCGCGCCAACGACCAGAACAGGGCCGACCTGCGCGAAGCGGGCTTCCCGGCCAGTTACCAGACGTTCGCCGCTCGAGATCGCGCCATTCACCTCAACAGCTTGCGGGCCCATGCGCAAGCTGAGGGTTACGCCAGACAGGAAGTGCTGTTCACAGCCTTCACCCATAGCGGGGAGGCACAACCACCACTCTATCAGCCGCCCAAGGTCCCGCTGGCCCCGTTCTTCGGCAAGGAAGTCCGGGCCAGAACGGATGCCGCGTGCGCCCTTCCCGACTTCCGGGTCGCACACGAACTGGGGACGACACGGGTTATTCCTCGCATGCAACGGATTATTCTTGAGTCGGCGCTGCCGGGGTCATACCCATCACAGGCCGTTAGCGACGCGTTGGCCCGGTTTGGATCACGCCTAGATGCGTGGTTGCAGGGCACACGCAGGGCAGTCACACCCGTCGGAGTCATCCAGACGCCTATCGGGTTGACTCGAGCGTACCAAGCCTGGGCAACAGGCGCTATCAAACACTTTCTTGCCGACCTGGTTGCGACGGCCCCTCCTGAGCGGAGCCGACCAGGCACTACGCCGGCGGACGCTGCCCCAACGGTCCCCGAGTCGCGGATACACCTAGACCTGAACAATAACTATGGTGCAGCTAGCGCTCTGGTCAGGCCTGCAGGTTTTAGCAGCGAAGGGGCCTTTATTGCCTGCTTAGGCGAGCTGCAGCCCCTCACACTCCCCGGCGATGCCGGCAGATATTGCCGTCTGCTGGCGTCCAAACCGGAGATCGCCCTTACTCGACCAGGCTTATACTTGAGACGCCTACTGTATAGCGGCTACAGTCGAGCGGTGCTTGATAACCACCTTCGGTACTTCCGGGGCGAGCTGGATTTGCTCCCCCCGGCCCCCAGCGGAAGCGGGTCACTGTTGTACAGTGTCGCGCGAGCCGCAACCCTCAGTTTTCTCGAGAAACGGTTGTCTGGGCAACTACTCGGTAACACGGACGCCTTTGTTGGCGCTGTGTACCGGCTAGAAGCCCTCTTTACCACAACCTTCTTAGCAGAAACTACTGAGTTATTTGGACGGCCCTTGGAATTCTATGATTAGTTTCCGATGGCAGTCCCAGAGATGTTTAAC